GGCCGGGGCGGCTCTGGAGGAGGTAAGGCAGGCAGTATAGACAATACGGCCTCTAAAGCTGCCAGCACTTCTAAATCCATTGAGGAGGAATGGGTACGAACTTTTAACACTAAATCCCAGCTTGTAGATCGCTGGTATAAAGAAGAAACTGCTGAACTTGAGAAATCAAAAACGGCTAATGAAAACTATGAAAGAGATAAACAGCGTTTAACCGAGTTATATGCTCAAAAACGGATAACAGCTTTGCAGGAGGAAGCAAAAAAAGTTCAGGATATAAGAAACAGCATAAGAGATGCCTTTTTTGCATCAGAAGAATCTGGCAGTGTATTAAAAGCGGATGCCGCTGCTGCAGAGCTTGTCAAAATGCAGCTTGAGCATGAAAAAGCGACAGCGAGTATTGAAGAACGCTGGACTAATCTTTCTAATACGTTTATTGGTTTAACTGCAAGTGAGAAAGAAGTATTCATTCAGGCGTTAAAAGAACGCAGCATTGCTTTTGAGCAAAGCGAAACGGGAGAACTTGATTTTCATAAACAAATGCTGAAAGACAAACTGGCAGAGGATAAAGCTTATGAAGATACCAAGGCAGAGTATCATGCTCAGTGCAAGGATATTCAAGCCAATATTGATGAGGCTTACCGCACTAATGACCTTGCAAGACTTCAAGAAGTATTAACCGAGGAGGCCGCCATTCGACTAAATGATATGGAGGCACAAAAGACCATGCTTGATACCTATAAGCAGGCTTTTTTAGATGCTCATACTACAATTTCTCAAATGACAGCAGATTTATATGGTACGGCATTAACAGGCTTGGAGGATGCTTTTACTAATATCCTTACTAATGCCAAAAGTGCTGAAGATGCTTTTGCTGATTTAGGTAAAAGTATGCTTAAGGTAATAGCACAATATTTTGCCAAGCAGGCAGCAGGTATGATTTTATCTCATGTTATGGGGCAAAACCTGCAAAAAAAAGAAGCCGCAACAAGTGTGGCACAATCTGCTGCTGAATTATCTGCGTGGGCACCTGTGGCGGTAGCTTATGAAACTGTTCATCCGGGTTCTGCCGTCAGAGCCTTAGGGATGGTTACAACCTCGCTTACTACGGCAGCCGCATTAGGCACTTCGCTTTTAGCGGTATCTGCGGTAGGAACAGGTGCTAAAAGCAGCGCAGATACTGTATCGGTGCAAGGGTATGCCAAGGGTGGATATTTTACAGGCCCAGCTCTAGGCATTATTGGTGAGGGTGTGGATAATGAAGTGGCTATGCCATTAAATAGGGCAGTATTTAACAATATTGCAGAAGGAATTGTTGAGGCCGGGGCAAATAGAAATGCAACGGTAACCCAAAATATTTACGGGGATATTAACGATGCCGCTGATGTAGAGGATTTGTTTGAAGGCTTAAGCAATATGGTGGCAGCCGGGTTAAGAGGTGTGTAATATGAGATTTCCGACAAGAGCAGGGACAGAAAACAACTTAAAAATTTTAAAAGAAAACCATGAATATGTACTTCCAACGGGCTGGTCTTTAGCAGATGCAGGCAGTTATGATTTTAATAATAAAATTGAAGACAGAGCCTTTTCTCACGGCGGTGACGTAGTTGGTGATGGTATGGTTAAAGGGCACACCATTAAGGTGAAATTTTCCGTGCAAAGCGATGATGAGTTTAATCATGATGAGCTTTTAAACCGTGCCTACAGGTATTTTTCTCAAACTGACTATAAGCTTTATTGTGGTCGTTCTGACAGATGTTTTAATGTGGCGGGCATCAGTAAAATTACTCATGAATATGAAAATGGTTTTAAGCAGCGGTGGAGCAATATTACGGTAAGCCTTCTTTTAGCAGATCCATTTCGTTACCAGGCTCAGGAAAGCCTGGTGGTTTATGAGTTTCCCACCGAGGCATATCAGGCAGAAATGGTACTGCATAATCTTGGAAGTGTGGATACTCCGTTAACCTTTAAGTTTATTCCTAAAATAAAAATGCCTGCCATAACAGTCTGGCATGCGGAAACTAAAAAACAATTTAAGCTTAGTGATGCTCTTTTAATAACTCCGGCTTTTACGGTAATTAATGCTAAAGAGGGAACTGTGTGGAGAAACACCTCTAACAGCATTAATGCATTTAATGGACAATTTCTGCAGGCTATTCCCGGTAAAAATACCTTGTACTATACAGGAGGTGCAGGCAGATTGGAAATTGCCTATACTAACAGGTGGTTTATATGAACTTTAATTTTGGCAGAGGTGTTTTAGGCAGATTTATTTTCGCCGGGAAAATTGGTGGTAAAACTAATGAAACGCCTAAGGGAGAAACTAAAAAGTATTACCCCGGGCAATACACAGTTATTGCCTATGCTGATGATGGAACAAGAACTGCATTTTTTGGCAGTGGCAGTGAGAAGAATTCTTTAAGCAAGGTGACTTTTGAGATTACCAATACAGGATGCGGCAGCTCAGAATTAACCTTTAAGGTTTTGCCTAAAAACAGTGAACTTAGCTATATGCAAAGAATTGATATTCATCTGTTTGGAGATGAGCTGCCTTGGTATTCCGGTTATATTATTACAAGGCCGGTAGAAGGTTCTACAGAAACAGAGTTTAAGTTTACCGCACATGGTTATTATAACCGCTTGGAAAAACTGGTGCTGTTTGAAACCTACGAAAATATGGATCCCAGTGCAATAGTGCGGGATATTGCAGTAAAGGCAGAAAAAACGCATGGAATAATTTATAATTCCAGCAAAATAAGTGATGCCGGGTATACAATTACGAAATTGGTCTTTGATGGGGTAACAGTAAAAGAAGCTCTTGCAACCTTGGCGGATTTTGCAGTTGATTATGTGTATGGCGTGGATGAATATCGAAATTTATATTTTATGCCAAGAGAAACAGCTATCAACGAAGAGGCTCGTTTAACAGTAGGAAAACACATCAATAAATATATTCCTTTCTGGAATGTAGAAAAAATAGTAAATTGGGCCAGGATAAAGGGCGGTAATATAGATGATGAGGGTGAGCAGTGGCTGTGCGTTATTAAAGATGATATAAGCATAGCTGAATATGGAAGAAGAGATAAGATTTGGACACTGCCGTCAGCCTATGAAGTAGCAGATGCTGTAAGGTGGGGGACAAATCAAATCCAACAGTACAAAAATCCCATAAAATCAGCAAAGGTAAGCGGTGTAAGATTAGATTATCCGCTTGTGGACGGTACATTTAACGTAAGGCATATGACAACCAAGGGTCAGGCACAGATAAGAACTCTATCCGGGGATACACATGAGTATCCCATCACCAAGGTGAAATACACAATATCTGCCAGTGGGGGCATTGCAGCAGATTTAGAACTGGGAGAGCCGGTATTCTCACTGGAGAAGTATTTATCGGATATAGAACGCAATGCTCAGAATATAGAACAGTCGCAGTCTTCCGCAATTAAGCAACTGACTGGGATTTAAGGAGGTAATTAGGTGGCAATAAAAGACTATAGACTAGACCCATTTTTAAATGTTATTAACATAAAGAAAATAACCGGAGAATACCATCAAGTACCCAATCAAAGTCCGTATACCATAAGGCTTAATGAAGTGCCGCAAAAGACGGACCCTACCTCACTTAATATATGCTTTGCTGATGCAGCAGTGCTTACAGAAGTGGCAGCTCAGCCTGCACAAGGGCAATATTGGCCGGATTATAATACAACGGCGCATGGGGTAGCGGATTGGAATACAGGCACTATTTTATTTAATGCGGCGGATGCCGGAAAGATAATTTATGCCAGCTATAACGGAATAGGAACGCTTGTAGATGATAGAGTTCAGGATATGCTGGAGCTGGCGGTTACGACAAGTACGCAGCCGGAAAGAGATATTGTATGTTCGGGGAGTGCCGTAAGCTACGATTCTACAGAAACCTCCGGTGGCGGTAATTTAAGCTCAGGGTACGTTAGGGTAAGACAGCACAGGGGACTTCCGGCAGGAACTTATACTTTAAGGCAGGTAATTCAGCACTTAATAAACCGCAGTCAGACCTTGGAATTTGTAAAGGGTACTGCTTATCACAATTGTGATTGTGACTGCGGTGACGATATGTAGGGGGGAAGTATTGTGATTTCTATAGACAGTAATTTTAATATTGAGGCTTCGCAGTATGACACCTATACTATTAGATTTAAACTTAAAAATTATGTACTGACCGCTGATGATAAGTTTCACTTTTCCATTAAGGCAACATCCAATTCTTCTGATGTGGTGTTTTCAAAAGATGTATATAACGCAGGCCAAAGCTATGTAGATTTAGCAATAGCCTTAGGGGAACTGGATACTCTTCCTCCGGATACTTATGTTTATGATGTAACCATCATTAACAAAAGCACCAAGAAGATTACCACCCTCATTTGGTCAGCCTATTACATGATTAAGGGGGTGGCACATAATGTCGATTGATTTAGAGGTTGAAGTAAGCGGCTTAAATAATGCTGACAGTCAAAGTTTGGAAGTTGGAGAATATGGCGCAGAGGTGGCGAAGGAGTATGCTGACAAGGCTTTTGAGTATGCCGAAAGTGCTAAAGACAGCAAAAATCTTGCTGAAAGCTGGGCAGAAAGTACAAGCGCACCTACAGGCGAAGGAACTCGCTCTGCCAAAAGCTGGTCGGATATTTCACGGCAGTGGGCAGAAAGTGGTGCTGAGCCTGATGGGGTAGTAGGTGCAAAATCATCTAAGACCTGGAGCAATCTTTCCAAGGATTATGCCAATGCGGCTTCTGAATCCGTAATAGCTGCTAAAAATAGTGCTTCTGCATCAGCAGCTTCTGCAAAAGCAAGCAGTGACAGTGCCAAGGCAGCAGCACTATCAGAAACTAATGCTGCAAGCAGTGCTGTTTCAGCTAAGCAAAGTGCGGATACGGCAGCGACAGCACTAACTAAACTTGAAAATGTGGACTTGCCTTTAAAGGCAGATGTGGCATCGCCAACTTTTACAGGAACACCTAAGGTGCCAACAGCAGCAGTTGGAAACAACTCGCAGCTTATTGCTAACACGGCTTTTGTGCAAGCTGCTGTGGCAGCTTTAGTAGCATCTGCACCGGGAACACTGGACACTTTAAAGGAGCTGGCGGCTGCTTTAGGTAATGATCCAAATTTCGCTACAACCATTACCAATTTAATCGCTGACAAACTGGACAAAACAGCAAATGCAGTAAGTGCTACCAAAGCTGCTCAAGATGGCAATGGAAATAACATTGTAAACACCTATGCTACAAAAAACGAAGTAAATGGCGGGATTACAAATCTTGCCAAGGTGGCCTCTACAGGAAGCTATAATGACCTTTTAAACAGACCGACCATTCCATCTAAAACGAGCCAATTAACAAATGATAGTAACTATGTTGCTAAGGATGCAGGCGGCAATGTGACCATTGCAGGCACTTTAACGGCGGCAAAGGTAGTTAATGCTTATTATAATGACTACGCGGAGTTTTTTCCGAGAGGCGAAGCAAGCGAACCGGGAGATATTATTGCCTTAGCTGATACGGAAAAAGAAAGCTATGTTAAGGCAACAAAGGGGTCTGTTATGGTGGTTGGTATACATAGTGATGAATATGCACAGATAATTGGCGGTGAAACAGATGAAAATGGCAATGTAGATATTGAAATGGTTTTGCAGAAATATATTCCTGTAGCCCTAGCAGGCAGAGTACACGTTAAGTATTATGGAATGGCAAAAGCGGGAATGAAAGTTGTGCCATCAGAAATACCGGGTGTGGGCAGAGCTTTTGTTGATGGAGATAAAGAAGAAAATGTTGTGGGCAGAATTGTTGAAGGTGATACGTTCCAAAATGTACGTAAGGTCAAGGTTATGGTGAGGAGGCAGTAATGAGTAAATTTTTAAAACGTAAAGTACATACGGTATTCTTAATGCTTGGCAATAACTGCAATATGAACTGTAAATATTGTTTGCAGCATCCCTTGGTAACCCGCCAGCTTACAAACAAGGTTAATCCGGAAATTTATGACTTTCTTAAAGAATGTGCGGAAGAACTAGGCGTAAATCAAAAGCTGCATATTCAGTTTTATGGTGGCGAGCCACTTTTATATTTTGAAACTATTAAAGAAGTTGTTAAACACACAAAGGACTACTGCTGGTTTTCGGTAATAACTAATGGTAAGGCGGTCACCAAAGAAATGGTGACTTTTTTTAATACCTATAATATGCCTGTAACTATTTCCTGGGACGGACCTAATGTTTTAGAAACTCGTGGATATGATGTGTTTGCAGTTGAAGAAAAGCGTAAACTGCTTTTAGATATTGAGCAATTGGGATTATCTGCGGTTCTCAGCAGTAAGGCCTATCCCTTGGAAATATTAGCGGCTTTTCAAAGTATTTCAGATGAGTACTATAAAATTCACGGGTACCAGGTGAACATAAATATTGATGAAATATTTAATACAGGGGATTTGCCGGAAGAGTTATTAAACCTGGATTACTCCAAAGTAGAACAAGAGATGCTGGAACTGGGGAAATATTACCTAGAAACACGGATAGGCGACACGAAAACTAAGCTGTCAGATTATACTAAGCTTTGCTATATAGACAGGTTTTTTGGCACCTTAAAACGTTTTTATGTAGAAGGTAACGGAAAGTTTAATAGAAGTTACTGCTCCTGTGGTAATGGCTATGATGTTTTAAATCTTGACTTAGAAGGTAATTTATATCCCTGCCATAATACCAGCCATCAGATTGGAAAAATAAGCGATGAGTATTTTAGTTATTTGAATAAAGTGCTGGCTGTTGATAATACAAAGCTTTATAAAGTGAAATGTGATAAATGCCCGGCAGTAGCTTTCTGCCGGGGTGGGTGTAAGCTTATCAGCAGTAAAAACAGAGCTGAAGGTTATTGCAGGCTTAAACAAGCAGTTTTTTTACCGATAGTTTCAGTGTTTGAAGAGTATGGCAGACAGATGGCAGGTGAGGCTAATGGCGGTTAATGGAGCAATAACAAAGACTATTTTTAGTGATCCTACGGTTACAACAAGCCAAAAAATTAATCCGGTGCATATAACTGAGTTAAGAGCTGCAATAACAAGGCTGCAGGGGTATGCTACAAATGTAGATAACTGCGGAAATTGTACTTATTGCCAAACTTGCCAAGGGGCCACCTGTCAAAGTGCGGCTTGTCAGAGTGTATCTTGTCAAAGCATATCGTGCCAAAGCTGTCAAAGTTATACCTGCCAAAGCATGGAGTGCAACTGTGATTGCAGCGATGATATGTGAGGTGAGTAAATGGCATTTACAGATACAACTTTAAGTTCAGGGATTGCTGTAAAAAAAGTTCATGTAACGGAGCTTGCAACGGCATTAACGACCTTAGCCACAAATGCTAATAAGGCATCTGCTGTTAATCTTAGTGGTTTAACTTACACCAAGGTGGTGGCTGCCAATATAATGCTTTTAAGGACGGCCGTTAACAATTTGGAAACTAGCTTTTCCGGTAACTGCTGTCAGGCTAATTGCTGCCAGACCTGTCAAACTACGTATTGCCAAAGCACGTATTGCCAAAGTTGCCAAGGGTGTCAAACGTGTCAGGGCTGCCAGACGGTAAGATGCCAGTGGTGTCAGACACAATGCAGAAATTGTAATTGTGAATGCAATTGCAGTAATTGCGATTGCGGTGATGATTCATAAGGAGGTCAACATGATTATTAAAGGTATGATTACAACGAATGATGGCCCTGTTGATATAGCAGAGCTAAAAGCCGGGCATAAAATTTTAAACCAAATGCATAGAGCCTTTGCTGTTAGTAAGGTGGAGAATATGAAGGCTTCTGAGGGCTATACTTTTGAGAAAAATCCCAATCTTATAGTGACCAAGGGTACGGTGGTAAAGACCATGCATGGAGATAAAAAAGTAGAAGAACTTTCAGGCAAAGAGTTTTATATGGCTCAGCCCAATATGCGTATGGTGAAGGATAAAGCAGTACAGCTTAAGAAAAAATATACTGCTTATAAGGTAATAGCAGAAGGAGCAGGCTCTATATTTGCCGCAAATTACTCTTTGAAATTGGAGGACAGCAATGCTTAAAATTTATTTTAATGAAAAGTCGGATTCACAGCATAAGCTTAAAATAAATATTAAAGATCTATGTGTTACGACAGAGGTAACGGCTATATACCCGGCAGGGTATGGTAAGGATACTATTGAAACTTTAAGGCCATATAACAGTTATACTTTGGTAAGCAGTACGGGTAAAGTGAAAAATTACAGAAAGATGAGTAAATCCGATTTTAAGTTTTTAGACTTAAACCGATTGGGAGTGAGCGTAAAGCTGGATTTTGCAGAACTTTTACAGCTATATGGTACGGCTGATGTTCTTCAGCTTGATACCGGGATTATTGGCGGTTCAGAGCGTGATATTGTTATCCGCATTTTTGAGGGTAAACGTGAAAATACAGAAATTATAGCTGATGAGGAATATGAAATTCTAACTTTTAACTCCGATGATTTGGTAACAGGTGACCATCCCAGAATGCACTTGTGGGACAGCTATGCATTAAAGGTTGGAGATAGACTCCTTATGGCAAATAGAAAAGGAATGCCTTTAAACGGTGATTTTACAGTGCCTGTTACAATGGAAAGCGGTAAAGACTATGTGGAGTTTGAAATCATCAAATATAAGGGAGCTTTTGAATATACAGAGCTTTCAAGGAGCATTGACGATGATGATGTAACAGTAGAAAGCACCTGCGGTGTAATTAATAATCGGAGGGTACAGCTTGAAAATGGCAAGGGAAGTTTTAGGCTATATCCTATGGGTCATACAGGGATTTTTAAGATTAAACTGGGACGAAAATGGTATGAGGTTTGGAATGAATATAACCTTATGATGGGAGATTAGAATGCAGATAACTATTTATATGGGCAGCAGGTGCAATTTAAATTGTGCCTACTGTCATAGAGAAGCAGATGCAAACGAGACAAAAATGTCATCGGAACTTTTTGAAAAGCTGCGGAATGTTGATGACCTTACGGTTAAGCTTATGGGCGGAGAACCAACTTTGTATTTGGACGAGATAAAAAAGGTTGTAAAGGCCGTGCCTAAGGCTAAATTCATTATCTGCACCAACGGAGTTAATTTGGATAAGTACCTCTCGTTCTTTAGAGAACACGATTTTTTAGTGTGCATCAGTTACGATGGCGATAATAATGTAAAACGCGGCTTTGATCCATTTAGTAAAGCAATAGACTACCCTAAGCTTGCTGTATCTACAACCATCTATCATGGACATACCGATTTAAAGGCAATTATTAAAAATTTTGCCGAAAAGGAACGGATTATAGGAAGAAGGCTATCCTTCTTTCCTCATTTTGCACATGCCACCAACAGTAAAAATGATGGTTATTCCTTAAGTTTAGGTGATGCCGATTACATTTTAAAACAGTACCGGGAACTCGTAGGAAGTTATATGGAGCAAAGGTTTAAATACGGAGTACGTAATTTTCGCCTTGAGGGTATGTTTACCGGACTTTTAAAACGATATCAAAGTAATTTTAAATATGGAGAAACTTACTGCGTAAATAAGGATTTAATGAAGTTTAATGCTCAAGGTAAATGCTTCAGCTGCCTATATATACGAGATGATGAATTAAGTGAAGACTGGCAAGCCGAGCAGCAAATTATTCTGGAGAGCTTATATCCGGAATGTAAAAGCTGCCCGGTTTATTTTATGTGCGGCGGTGGCTGCATTAAAAGCAAAAGCCATGATATCGAGTGTTATCTAAATAAAAAACTGTTTAGCTGGTTTAAAGCAGAATATGAAAAGTGGAGGGAAACCGAGCATGCTGACTAAAAACTTATTTATTTTTCCTAACGCAGTGAATAGAAAAAATGATATAGAAACTATCAAGCTTAATACAAAAGGTAAGGTTTTAGAGTTTTTCCATAATGGGAAGGTGAACATTATTGACACAGAACTGCTTAGAGATGGCAGTTCTACGGTAATTTTAAATAACGGCATTACAGATAATACTTATGTGCTGTACAACTTTCGTGAAGTTCTTCAAGTATTGGATATGCTCCCCAGTGAGTTTCTTACTAACCTGTCTCAGAGGTGTTTTATGCAGCTTGATAAAAGTGGCGGTGAAGTGTTTATTAAGGTATTTTTGCTAAAAGGAATGAATGAGCTGCCGAGTGATACCGATAATTTTAGCTGCTTTGCCCACCAAACCTTAGATTATATTCACGAGCTGGATTGGAAGTATAGTTGGACGGTTAAAAACATGAAAGGCAGCCTTGAGAGAGATATTTTAAAGTTAAGCTTTGAAACAGTTATATCAGACTTTTGGAAAACACCTGTGTTTATCAGCCATGCAGGGCAGAGTTTTCGGGTAATGCCCGGAGTTAATGCTCATGTACGGTAAGGAAGCAAGCAACCGAAAACAAGAGATAGACCGCCAGCACTACACTATTCCGAACCAAAGACCAAAAGATAAGCATTGTGGGAAAATCTAAACTTTTGGATTTTCCTACAATGCCGACTACGGCGGAATCCTTCCCACTCCTTATATCTTTATTTCCGTATACATTGAATTTGTATTTAGTAAATGCTATAATGTCCCTATTCAAATTATAAATGTGTTGAATTAGTTACATGTACATATTTTTTGTGCCGCATAAATACCCTGTTGAGGTTGTCGTTCTTTGTCCAGATGTGGAAACAATAAAAGGAAGGGAACGATACAGGGAGAAAACAGGCTATTCCGGCTTTACGGTTGAAACCTTATACGATACATTTATGCAGACAACACCACGGATCGGCTTTTGGCTGGACAATTCCAACCAAACACCACAGCAGACAGCAGAAACCATTCTGAACGCCAGAAAGTCGGTATGATTGTTACATATAAGGGGAAGAAAAATTTCTTTTAGGTACTTTCTTTCCTAAAACTAATGTGATATAATAGCATCATTCCAAAAAAGGAGTAAAAAATATGCGGCAAGGTATTCTTAAATAAAACTATAATCAAATAGTGGGAACAAAGGATTATGATAGTCCCTTTTGTGGGGGCTTGGTTTTTTGTACCCAATTTAAGAATACTTTTGCCTTATCAATTTTGACATATCCGAAAAACAGCAATCACAAACAGGTGTATGCTGTATATGTGTATGTCCGCAAATTATAATCCCCAGTGGTAAAAGTATTTTACTGCTGGGGATTTTTATGCCCTTTTGGGGCTGTAAAAGGAGGACAATCACATGAAAATAATCAATATTGGAATTCTCGCCCATGTAGACGCAGGAAAAACAACATTGACGGAAAGCCTGCTGTACACCAGTGGAGCGATTGCGGAACAAGGAAACGTGGATAAAGGAACTACAAGAACAGACACTATGATTTTGGAACGGCAGCGCGGAATTACCATTCAGACAGCGGTTACTTCTTTTTGCTGGAATGATTATAAAATCAATATCGTGGACACTCCCGGTCATATGGATTTTTTAACCGAAGCATACCGCTCTTTATCTGTCCTTGACGGAGCTGTTTTAGTCATTTCGGCAAAAGACGGCGTACAGGCACAAACCCGTATATTATTCCATGCGCTTCAGAAAATGGACATTCCGACAATTATCTTTATAAATAAGATAGACCAAAATGGGATCGACCTGCGGCGTGTTTACCAAAGCATTAAAGATAAACTTACCAGTGATATGATTGTCATGCAGGAGGTTTCCCTGTCGCCAAAGATAACCATGACCGATATTTCTGATTTGGACAAATGGGATATGATTATTTCCGGAAGCGATGAACTATTAGAACGATATGTTGCAGAGGATTCTTTGGATATACAGGAATTACAATATGAAAAGTGCAAAAGAACCAGATGCTGCTCTTTGTTTCCTGTTTATCATGGGAGTGCAAAAGACAATTTAGGAACAGAAAAACTGATTGAAGCGATTACAGAAACTTTCATTACAGAAACAGACGATATTCAGTCTGAATTATGTGGATATGTTTTTAAGGTTGAGTATACAGAGCGGAAAAAACGGCTTTCTTATTTACGCCTGTATCATGGGACGCTCCATTTACGGGATACCCTGCTGCTGTCAAAAAAGGAAAAAATAAAGATTACAGAAATGTGTATTCCGTCAAATGGTGAAATCGTCCCGGTTGACCATGCCTGTCCGGGAGAAATTGTTATTTTAGCTGATGATACTTTGAAACTGAACGACATTCTGGGAAATGAAAAACTCCTGCCTCACAAAACACGGATTGATAATCCCATGCCATTACTTCGGACAACGGTAGAGCCGCAAAAGCCGGAGCAAAGGGAAGCCCTGTTAAATGCCCTCACAGAGATTGCTGATACAGACCCTCTTTTGCATTTTGACATTGATACTGTTACACATGAGATTATATTATCTTTTTTGGGAAAAGTACAGTTAGAAGTTATTTGTTCGCTATTAGAAGAAAAATATCATGTGGGCGTGGCTATGAAAGAGCCTTCGGTTATTTATCTGGAAAGACCGCAAAAAAAAGCGAGCTACACGATTCATATTGAAGTGCCGCCGAATCCGTTTTGGGCATCTATTGGTTTGACTGTAACACCGCTTCCTGTTGGAAGCGGAACACAATATAAAAGCGAGGTATCTCTCGGCTATTTAAACCAAAGTTTTCAAAATGCCGTCATGGAGGGTGTGCGTTATGGAATGGAGCAGGGCTTATATGGCTGGGGAGTGACAGACTGCCAAATTTGTTTTGATTATGGAGTTTATTACAGCCCGGTCAGCACCCCCGCTGATTTTCGTTTTCTTGCGCCTGTCGTGTTGGAGCAGGCATTGAAAAAAGCAGGAACACAACTGTTGGAACCATACCTTTCCTTTACCCTTTTTGCACCGCAGGAATATCTTTCACGGGCTTATAATGACGCACCAAAGTATTGCGCAATCATTGAATCAACCAGACTTGAAAAAGATGAAGTTATTTTTAAGGGGGAAATCCCTGCCCGTTGTATTGGTGAATATAGAAATGATTTGAATTTTTATACAAATGGAAGAAGTGTCTGCATTACAGAATTAAAAGGGTATCAGGAAACTTCCGGCGAGCCTGTGTTTCAGCCACGCCGCCCGAACAGCCGTTTAGACAAGATCCGGCATATGTTTCAGAAGATAATGTAACATCTTGCGCAATGCAAACGTTCATTGCTGGCTATTGCGAAATATCATTGATAAAATCAGCATCAGAGAGGAGGAACCATTTTGAACCAGAAACAGACGGATATTACAACAGGAAAGCAAATACGTCATCTGCGAACACAATCGGGAATGACACAGGAAGAACTGGCTGGGAAATTGAATGTTACCCGGCAGGCGCTATCGAATTGGGAGAGAGATGTTAATGAACCCGATTTAAATACGTTGAAAAAAATTTGTTTTCTTTTTGGAGTCCACATGGACGATTTTGCGAAGGAGGTAATAACAAAAATGGAAACATGTGAAAAAAAGAGAAACGACAATTTAATAAGTATGATATGGCAATTGGACTTTTTTATGGTGTCGGGATATTTCTTGGCATTGGTATTTTCTTTGTTGGCGGTTTTATGACAATGTCGGGTGCAGGGTGGGGAGCATCACTATTTGGCGGTGGCTGTTTTTCTCTTGTATTTGGCTTGATATGCCATGCAGTTATTACATTGAGAAGAAATGACAAATGATGACATATCCTGCTTTCTAGTCTTTTCGGTCATATCGCGTAAAAAAGCCGCTGCTTTTGGCTTTCCAATAGCGGCGGCAAAGGGAAATATCCTTTGAATACCTTACAGAAGAAAAGTTTTGCAGCATTATAAAAATAAAAGCCTATACCATTTTGGAAAGAAAAGATACATAATAGTCAAGACGGCAACAATCAGAAGTTATGGAGGGTAACAATGGAATATAGTAAGGAAGATTTAATGGAAGCAAAAAGGCAAATTTTGGGAGTGGGAGAGAACATGGGAACAGAGGAAAGCAAAAAGATCTGGGAGAAAAACGCACAATTTTGGGATGATGCAATGGGTGACGAATCCAATGAATTTCACAGAGAGGTAGTACGTCCCAAAGTAACGGAACTTCTCTCTCCTGATCCTTCGGATTACATTTTGGATATTGCGTGCGGCAATGGAAATTATTCTTCGTATCTTGCACAGAGAGGCGCTTCGGTCGTCGCTTTTGATTACAGCAAAAAAATGATAGAATTGGCTAAAAGACGGCGATCACAATATGCAAAACAAATTGAGTTTTGCGTAGCGGATGCGACCAATAGAGAAAGCTTATTAGGATTAAAAAGAAATCGAGCCTTTACGAAAGCAGTTTCTAATATGGCAATTATGGATATTACGGATATTGAACCGCTTTTTATGGCTGTTTATGAACTATTGGAGGAAAACGGGATTTTTGTCTTTGCAACGCAGCACCCTTGTTTTATCACATTGACTGAAAAATATATGACACCGCACAGTTACTATGATATAGCGATCGAAGGGCAGCCGGAGGAGCAGATTTATTATCATCGTTCCATACAAGATATTTTTAACCTTTGTTTCAGAGCTGGATTTGTCATTGATGGATTTTATGAAGAATGTTTCAAAAACAATAAAGAAATTCCTATGGTAATGATAGTAAGGCTTAAAAAGGTAAAACGTGATAGCTTAAAATAAATTCAAGTTTGCCGGATAAATAGCAAACCCGGCCGAGCCAGTCAACGGTCAAGATGAACGGGCTTCGCCCGCCGTTGACAGCCCCGCCCGGTTTTGCAGTTAGGCAGTCAAGGAGCGACAGCCTAAAGTGCTGCCGCCCCTTACTATCATAAAAAGCAACTACTAACCAGCCACAGCCCTTTTGGGAGGAAAGGGGGATTTTCCATGACCTGTACAGAAGAATATCGGGAACATATCGAGTACACTTTCCATGCCTTTTGCAAAGTCGTTATCCGAAATGCAACGATCAACGCAGCGAGGACACGGAGCAGGAAGCACAAAAGAGAAATATCCCTTGAATACCTCACAGACGAAAAGCACTACCCTTTAGGCACGACAGATGAATATTTCCAAGCCCCGGAGCCGGACGAGGAATACATACTTACCCTTTGCGGCGATACGGTCATTTTCAGCAGCGGTTTACTTGCGGAAGCCCTGTCACGGCTGGACGAACGGGAGCGGGAAATGATTTACCTGTCCTTTTTCAAGCGTATTCCACAGCACGAAATTGGCAGACAGTACGGGCGCAGCCGCAGCACAGCGGGCTACCATATCCGAAAAGCCCTACGGCAGCTCCAAGCGGAAATGGAGGGAATGGCATATGAGAAATAATAGGCTTCTCCCCTATGAAACAATCGTCCAAGCCGCCAG